GCCCGCCTGGCCTGGCGCTACCCCTTCAGGGGAACCGGCAGCGCCAGACAGGGCATCGGCTCCCGGTGGAGCACCACCTTCAGGTCCAGCGGCACCAGCCTGTGCTTGCATCTGCTGCATCTGTTCCATCTGCGCCTGCTTAGCGGCCTCAACGGCCTGCTGGTACGCCTCGAAGGCACCAGTAGTGGCGTCCTCCATGCTCTTACCGTTCTGGCGAGCCTTCACAACATCAGCAGCCATCTTGATCAGCAGCGTCGGGTCTTGACCCTGTGCTGCCATCGGCCCTGCCGACTGCACCAAAGAGAAGAGGCCCTGCTTGAGGGCCTCCCTGGTTGACTCAACGTCGATCTGTTGCTGTTCTTTGTCTGGATCTATGTCGAACGGCAGGTTCATCTGCGTGGTGTTGTGGGCGACGAGCCCTGCACCCTCCAGCTGCAGCATCGTGACGATGCTCTGGGATGGGTGCATCCCGGCCGCGAAGCCGTATGTGACCGTGCAGCCGTACTTGCCGTTGATTGCCTTGTTCGGCGTGTACTTCAGTTCGTAGCTCTTGCCGGACATCGTGCCGTCGATCGTCTTCTCGACGTTCGGCCACCACTTCTCGTCCATCTCGAAACAGCGCTCAGTGACCTGTTCGAAGGCGTCCTTGAACACCATCTGAGCACCCTTGATCTGGGTGTCGTAGGTGCCGAGTAGTGCTTCGACGCCCTTGCCAGTGATGACAGAGGCGTTGCTATTTCCGGTGCGAGCATCCGGGTAGCGAGAGCCAGTCTTCAGCTCCTGATCGAGCGACTGGCTTTCAGCGAAGATTGTTGGCGGTAGTTCGAGGTTGACTCGGCGGATCTGGTCGGCGTTGTCGCTCTGGTAGAGAGCGCCCGGACCAACCGGGAACTCGTCCATGTCGCTCGGCACCGCAATCGGTGCCTGGACAGCGAGGTATGCCGCTTCCAGCGCCAGGGTAGACATAATCGACCTGGCCACCTGGACCCAGATGACGTCGTCAAACTGGCCACGAGGGCGCGTCGGGTCGATACCCGGACGCTCAGCGACCACTACAGGTGCCCGACTGAGCTTGTGCTCGTACTGAGCGAGCACTAGACCCTGCCTGCTGGGCAGGACTATTGCGACGTGGGTCTGGTTGACGATGCGTACGAACTCGATGAGCTGGTCGCCAGGCACCTTCGTGCCGGTCTTCGGGTCCTTGCGGATAGTGCCTGAGAACTCAGGGAACTTGGCGCAGACAAAGTCAACCGTCTTCATCCACTTCTTCGCGTAGAAGGTGACTTCGTCGTAGCGGTTCTTCTCGTAGTAGGCGTGCTGAGGATCATCGAGCTGGATGAACGGCATCTTGTGATCAACATCGGGTTCGATGAAGAACGGCAGGAAGCCGTAAGTGATGTACTGGTCAGCACCACTGAGCATCTGCTTCTCTAGGTGCGAGTGCTTCCAGTAGCCGTCACCGATGCGGTCTTTCGCCTGGGCGCGACTGATGTCTGCATCAGTCCGCATACTCCCGGCTACACAAGCCAGTGCAGGCAGAGGGGCGATGCCCTCTGCCATATCCCGAGCGACGATGTCGATGAAGTTCGAGATCGGGACGCCCTGGAAGTCAAGTTCGAGGTCCAGGTCGTTCGGGAACAGCTGCTTCAGGTTGCCCTGACGAACGCTGCGAACTAGCGCCACAGCGTTGTCACGCTTGGCGAATAGGCCCTGAAGGCGGAGGTAGTGATTCACCTCCGCCGAGTAATCGGGGAAAGCTAGCTCGCTCATCCAGCTGCCTCTATCTCTGCTTCTTGTTTTTGACGGCGCATGTCAGCCAGGCTGATAACCGACCGGTTCCGCTTCCGCGCTGAGTTCTGGAAGGGGTTGTCGGCAAAGTGGGTCTTCTTCTTCTGCCGGTTGAGGATCTTCTTGGCCGCGATCTCGCAGAACCACAGGGCCATCACGAGGTCTGTCTTCTGCTTCTGCGCCATGCCTTCCGGCTGCCAGATGACGAGCTGGTCGCGGAGCTGCTGAACCCACTGGTTCTGCTTGTCCGATGGCAGCTCGATAAGTGCGGTGTTCGGCGTACGCTTCCAGCGACCACTGGGTGACTTCGGGTCTGGCTCACCACAGGTATCGAACAGTGGCCCCATCGTCGCAATACCGAAGTCGGAGTCGAACTTGTTCGTGCCGGTGGTGTGCTCGGTGAGCTTGCAGCCGTGAGCGCGGAGGTAGTTGATGAGATCCTTGTCCTGAGTGATGGAACGCTGATAGGCATTCCGCTCAATGACCCACTCGTTCACCGAGTACGTCTCGGTGAAGTACTGCATCTTCTCCCGCATCACGTGCGGGGGGCAGTCGGACTGGTTGAATCCATCCAGGATGTAGCGCTTACCTATCAGCGGATCTAAGCCGATCACCAGCATCGCTGTGGCACCTACGGTTGCCGGGTCAAGTCCGGCAATGACGTACAGGCCCTGCATCCCGCCTTCGCGGTGATGCACTCCTTCGGTGGTGAGCAGTCCAGGGAATCGACCGCCGTTGATCGAAGCCTCGACGGCTTCGGCGTGGAAGGTCATCTCGTCATCGACGTTGAGCTGCTGGTAGATGAGGTTCCAGGCAGCGGCTCCACGCTTCCGGCGTGCTAGCGACTTACCGTTCCACTTCTCTGGCCACAACGTCTTCCACGTCGAACTGCCACCGTCGCCGTAGTCAAGGACTGCGGGCTGGCGGAAGTAGGTCCAGACGGAATCGTCGTCGCCGTCCACCTCGTCAATGAGGGTGCGGTACAGATCCTGCGGGCTAACTCTGGTGCCGAGGATGGCCAGTAGTCCGCCGCCCTCTTGGGCGGACGGGAGGCGGGACTCGATCTCTCGATCGAGAACCATCTTCTGCTTGTCAATCTCGCGGACGTTCTTGGTCGTGATGATGTCGTCCAGGAAGATCAGGTCAGCACGCTGACCGTAGATCTGACCGGTGAGACCCATCGCCTGGACAGTGGGGTCCTTCTGGATTCCATCGACGTTCTTGCCAGAGACGTAGATGAGGTCGTTAGTCCAGGACTGGTCCTTGTCCTTCCAGTCGCCACCATCCGGGGCGAACCGGAGGTGCATCTCGCGGTACAGCGGTGAGGTCAGCTTCTGCTTGATCTCGTAGAGGAACTTCTGGGCCAGACCCCGAGTCTGGGACATGATGACGATTCGGACTGTCGGGTCCTTGTGGATACGCCAGACGCTGTAGTTGACAGTGAAGGTCGTTGACTTCGCGTGCTCTGGTGGGACGTTGATCAGAACCCGCTGGGGATCTCCAGCTCGGTAGGTCATCGAGTCGTGCATGTCGCGGGGCTCCCGCCCCTCGATCACGTCATACATTCGCAGCTGGTGCGGAAACAGTGGTTGCTTCAACCACTCCGCACAGAACTCCGGGAAGTCCGGTACAGCCGGTCTCCCGGTCTTCTCTACTTGTGCCTTTGCTTGCCGGATACCATCGACTGAAGACGCAAATTCCTTGTCGTTTTTTCGCCAGTCCAGATATGTAGCCGTCTTGCGGTTTACTGCAGACATCGCCTCTTCGACTTTGAAGCCTTGGGCGATGAGTTCGAGGACGCGAGCCTTTGCGTCTTTAACACTGATGTTTTTCTGTGGTGCCTTTCGAGAGAGGTTGTCAGCCACAATTCTCTCGTCTCTATATATAGCGCACGCCGGGGTGGGGGAGGCGTGCGCATTAATTAATTGCACCGAAGGTGCACATTAAATTGCGCTCCTGCGACGGAGCGCATTAATAGCGGGGCACTAGGGTGCCCCTATCATCCGTGAGCTGTGAGCCCTAGGCTCAAACAGCGAACTTCAGGGTTTTGTAAGGCGAAGCCTCAGGGCTTCGCCACTACTACTACGACCAGCCTTAGGGGCTGGTCTAGTAGGTACTGCTCAGCTAGCTGCTTCAGTCGCGAAGCTCCTTCAGGAGCTGAGCAGTAGTAGTAAGTAGTTGTTGGTTTTTTTAAACCCCTCACTATATATAGCGGGGTAAAACCATGATCAAAAAGGCCGTTTTTCGTGATTGTTACCAACTTGTGACCAAATATGGCCCATTTGGGGCCAGATTCGTAGTTTGCTGTGGTCCAGGTCACAAACCTAGAGGTAGTGTAGAGAGCACGTAGTTGATCATCTACTGGCACCCCAGGAGGGTGCCCTATGCCTCTAGCTGGCCTTTACCCCACCCCCAGTACCACCAGAAATTTATGGGTAGGTAGTACGTATATTAGGACTGCTGCTACTAACAACCGGGGGTCAAGCTCTGGCTTGCCCCTACGTTTGCCCTCTTACTATGAGCTACATACCCTGTTAATCACCACAATCTACGCGGGTACATCTTGGCTCGTAACTCACTGCCTCACTGTTATGTGTGTGCCTCTGTCTACCCCTCTTGTGTGTAGTACGCGCCAATCGAGGCGCGTTAGTAGACAGATCTGTCTAGTACGTTAGTACGCAACTGAGGCATGGCATGGCATGGCCACTGCTGCCCCCCATTCACTGCTCTATGTATCTAGCAACGTCTTGTCGTTGCATCACGCCCGGCCAAGACTAGGCAGGCTTAGGGCCTGCCAATCCCCTGCAAAACAGGGCCGTGTCGCGACTTAGGTCACGAGTTGGTAACGACATCTGATTGATTGTTGACATGTAAACGCCGTGCTGCCAGCGTATGCATCACAACAACACATCGGCACGAGTGAGCCAAGGCCCCCATTAGGTCTGAGTTGCCTCTAGGCGTGAGTCGCCTAAGCACATCTCTTACAGAGCGGATACGTGGGTAGGGACCGGAAGCAATACCTCATCGCACCCAACTAGGGCACCTATTCACAGTCGCCTGGCACCGAATTAGCTTCCAGCTAATCCATTCCGACCACGGGATGAGTTGCTTACAGACTTAGAAGAATTGCACGAAACGGTCCGATCACGTACCCAGAATGGGCGCGGAGACAGCAGAGAAAGAGCGAGCCGGAATGGCTAGTAACCATTCCTGAGATGCGATGAGTGAGAGCCGATAAATGGCCATCTCCCGCTAGTAAATAGCACAAGTGAGCACTTGCACAGCGCTCAGAAAAGGCTCGCCTTCAAAGTCCGTGCAATACCCGAACAGCGTAACCAGCGCGTTAGAAACGGGTGCGTGGGGCCTAGCGGGCCACCAGTATTGCACGGGCCTCTCGCCTTGGGGACTCGAATTACCAGAGTTTGAGTCGCTTAGGTGATTGGAATAGAGATGGATGACGACGATCTGCGCGACTACGCCGAGGAGGCGTATAACCGCGACTACTGCGACCACTGCGGTACTACTCATGACGAGAATATGCACCTCACAGATGACGAGTTTGATCCGCAGGTTAGCCCTCTGACTAGAGCGATGGCTCGCGGTCACTTGCTCCGCAAGGGGCATCCGCTCGGCGGCTATTACGTGCCCGTGGGGCGCGGCGTAGTGAAGCTAGTTCGCACCTGCGCATGTGGAAATGGTGATGAGTCATGAGCACCTCACAGGTGAATATCGAATATGCACTAATGGTCACCTGGGAAGACAAGGACACTGAGTTTATCCCAGCATCGGACACCGTTCACGCCATGAACATGGCACGCACTATCTACGCTGGCCAGCTGACTCGCATCGTTGGCCGCGAGGTCCAGCCGTGGCGATATGCCCGCCCGCTGAGGGTTGAACTTGGCGCCGAGGTGAGTGAGTCATGAGCATCTTTAGCTCCCCTGAAGAACACGCGGCCAATCCCCCTGAAACATGGGAGGTGGTTAAAGCCGCGTATGGCACTAACCCCTGGCGACTAATGGTTTGTGGTCACACTCTTGAATCTTTCAAGACCAAAAAGGAGGCGCTCGCTGCCCGCGCGACGGGGTTTTATGCACGCCTTTACGAGAAAGAGCTTCACTGGTACGCGGGTGGTTCCGTGCCTGGCTGGAGGGCCTACGCGGAGGTTTCCGCGTCCCGGACTCAGTTGGGGAGTGACCGATGAACAGCCCGCAGATAGACACCGAGTACACGCTCACGCTCACGCGTGAGCAGATGACCACTGTCCGACTCTCACTGACCGATGACCTCCTACAGGCAGTGAGACGGAAGCAAACCGCGCTAGGGCCGTTCGCTGAACGGCTACTAGTGAAACAAATAGACGATATCCAATCAGTGTTAGAGGTGCTTGACAATGCCTGACGTCAACGAATGCGACGAAATAATCGACTCGCGAGAGGTTATCGAGCGGCTGGAGGAGCTCTACGAGCAAGTGGAGGGCTACGCAAGCGGCAAAGGTTACCCACTGACCGACGAAGATCGGGCCGAGCTGACGATTCTCGAATCGCTCAACAAACAAGGCGCCGACGCCTCCGAAGACTGGGAGTGCGGGGCGACGCTTATCCGCGACTCATATTTCACCGAGTACGCGCAAGATCTGGCCGAAGAACTTGGCGTCCTTCCCTCCGATTATACCTGGCCGACCAGCTGCATCGACTGGCAGCAGGCAGCTCGTGAGCTGCAGATGGATTACACGCCAGTCGAATTTAACGGCGTCACGTACTGGGTTCGGTGAAGTGAGCAGTGATTTACTTCCTGTTCTCAGATGTCATATTCCCCGCTCTTAACGTGCATCACCTCAACTGGATTGCAGATGCAATCTGTGAGCTGTTCGGGTGGGATCACTGATTACCGATTGTGCGAGTACCGGGGTGTCTTGTTACGCCCCCGGTACTGGCGCTGTCAGTACTCACTGACACACCTAACCAGAATAGGAGCAAACCGAGATGCTTTACTTTCTAGCAGTGGTTGGCGGGGCTTGGCTGGGCGCGTGCGTCACTGTCGTTACCGCCGCCGCTATCCGGCAGCGACTACGGCGCCGCAACTTCCACCGGCAAGTGACCGAGGCTGTCGAGCTTGGAAACCAGGGTCACGACTGCCACCCCGGCGAGTGGGCAATGTACTTGGCGAAAGGTGGTCAGTGATGGAGCTGGACTGTGGGTGCCCGCAATTGGCCGTAGTCGCGGCCACGGGCGAACCAGTGTGTGTTAGCCACATAGAGATATTGCGCCGGTATGGAATAGCGATTGAGGAAACCGTGAGGGGCTACATTCCATTCCGTTGCCCAACCACAGACAGGGATAAGCTCCTAACGCTACTGGCGGAATTCGGTATTGACCCGGACTTTCATAAGCGCCAGATCGCCCTGTATGCCCAGAGGGACGGAGTCGGCGGAAGTGACGGCTGCGTATGTTCGTTTAGGTTCGAGCCTAGCGGAGAATTTATCGGAGTGAATGTCTGGGAGGACTGTAACTGAACTTACCCACGCGGGATGACCGGCCCGCACTCCTGCAAAACTGGCTTACTGAGGGTAAGGGAGCCGACAGGGTATTGATTCGGTCGGAGAGCGTCCAGAGGACTGGTTGATTCGGCGGGTTCGACTCCCGCCACGCTCACGTAGAAAATGCAACTCAGGCCTCAGGAGAGGCGAGGTATGCGTCTACTTAACTCTCAGGATAAAGACTGAGGGTAGCAATAGAGAGGGTATTCGCGCGGATACGCCGAACACTGGTGTCGTGGCCAGCTATTGCGCAAGGCGATGTGCGTTCGCCGGAATACCGCCTTTGGGCGGGAATAGGTCGGGTCGTAGCTCAATTGGCAGAGCAGGGGCTAGCTAGCACAAAACATGTACCCAGTATCGAGGTTCAAATCCTCACGACCCACGCAGTAAAAGGCTAAACAACTGAATATGGTTTAACCACTGGCCAGGCATCTCACTAATGAGGTGTCTGGCCCTCCTTTACCCGCAAAGGATAAGCAGTGCCGTCAACTACACAGAGTGATATGGAGGTGAGTGGGTTGACTGAACGTTTTCGCAATCCGCTCACCCTGAGTGATCGTTGCGACGAGTGTGGAGCACAGGCCTTCGTGCGGGTGTTTCTACCTAGCGGTGACCTCCTCTTTTGCGGTCACCACTTCGCTGAGAAAGAGCCGACATTCGTAGCTCGCGGCTACGAAATCCAGGATGAAAGAGACCGAATCAACAAACCGGAAGGTGATACCAGATGATGAAACAGCCCGTACTGGACGAGATAAACATCCTGATCGAGTCGATGCGTCGGGACACTATGGACCTGAACAATCTGTTCGCTGACAACGAGAACGACATCGACCCGCTGAGTCACTTGGCTCTATATTTTGTGATGTCTCGGATAGCGAAAGACATCAACATCCTCCGCTCTGGCGCTCTGGTGAAATTCGGTGACTTCGATGAGTCGCTCCAGATGCTCCCAGACTTCGACGCTGTTGCCACCGACTACCCGACACGAGAGGCACTGTGATGAAAGCGATGAAAGCACAGCTGGATTACCGAGAGGTGGCCGCGAAGGCAGCCGACGAAATTGAGCGGCGCGGGTGGACTCGGGGCACCCTGGGCAGCAATAGGTCCGATCCCGAGAACTACAAAGTATGCGCCCTGGGGGCGGTTAATGCGGTTGTTTATGGCAACCCTTTCGGAGAGATGGACGCTTGGGGATATAGGGTGGATGGATACTCAACTTTTATTGACTTCCCGGAACTCGCGCCAATAGCCGAATCCTTCGGTGCTAACAGAGACAGCTCGGTGTTTGTCCAGTACGTACACTTATACAACGACATTAGGGCCGAGTCCGCCCAAGACGTCATCGACAAGCTCCGTCAAGCAGCTAACAGTGTTCCGGCCTCGTAGTGCTGTATCAGCGGTTGTCCCAGTAGTTATATCAATCCTCTCTATCCCTGTCCGGGGGTTAGCACAGCGGCGCTTCAGGCGCGCTGTGATGATGCAGGTAGAGGCGGATTACTACGCATCTCTGGATGCGTATCGAGCACTTGTCGAAAATCAGGAGTCCCCCGATGTCAACAGCGATACAAAAACCGATACAGACACCGAATTGGAAACTAGCTAGATGCAAGGACGCCGTTAAATCTGGTGCAGACTCTAACGACTGGTTCCCTGACACTAAAGAGCAGCGGGCGAGAGCCCGTAAGGTCTGCAACCGCTGTCCGCTGAAGGCGGACTGTAGGGAATACGCGAAGGCTGAGAACCTGGTCGGTTACTGGAGTGGCGTCCTCTTCGGTTACCGACTGCCTGACGAAAAGATCCGCGACAGGTGCCCAGCTGGCCACAGCTACGACCTGTTTTTCTATGGCGGCGAACAAGACCTACGTCGCTGTTCGACGTGCTTCGAGATGCGCCAGTCTGGTAAGTCACTCAGTCGACACGACCCAGAGCTGAAGCGAGAGGCCGCGTATCTGAGAGAGCAAGGCCGCTCGGCCGCAGAGGTTGC